CCCACGCCCTACCACCATTGTCGTACTTCAACCCAGGTTTCAAAGCCCAGGTAGTGGTACGCCTCAAAGTGGTAGTATTGCCCCCAATGACGCCTTTTAGCCTCGCGGCCATCAGAGCGTCATCAGCAAGGACCTTCTCTTGAACCGGCTTCAGCTGTAAACCGGTGTAGGGAGTCAGTGTCCCACTGGAGTCAAACTCTTGGTGGAGACCCCCCTTCCATAACCCGCCAGGGTAATATGGGGGGGTCGAAATCTTGCTTCTCAGATCACGTGGGATGTAACTAACCACGTGCCTCCAGCAATCACGCCAGCAAATAGCACCCTCTCCATAACCTGGAGATAAGATGCTGTTGACGGCGTGCTGCCGAATTCGATTAGCAAGGTCCACTTTAAGCGGCTCATTAGTGATTTCCTTGTGAATGTAGAGGGGACGCACCGCAACACCCGACAACCAATCCGTACCGCATGATTCACGGAACGGGCCGTCGGTAAAAGACTTGCTAGCGTTGGTTGCGAAGCCAACGTCAGCAAGGAGCTTTACAACCTGTGGAGTCCAACGTGTGGGGACAATTAAGTCGTCCCCATACACAGCAACATCCTCTTCGGGTGGCACGACCGCTCGGATCAGAGAGTAGAAGATCAAACTCTCCAATTCGAAGGTATAGCCATTGCCCATTGAGGAAAACTGCTCGTACTTCACGTCTTCTAACCCTAGGTGTTGCATGATACCAACTTCCGACCTAAAAGTAGACAGAAGCTCAAACCACTGGGCCGGGAGCAACCATTTAACAAGGAGGTGAGAAACACACCCTGAGGCATTAGCGATGTCTATCGTGGAATGACTCCCACTGATCGACGCGCTTTTAGCCATCAAAGCGTTCTTTTCTTTTGCTCCAAGTCGTAGGTCGACCCCAACTGACAGCAGCTTGGACTTCATCAAATTCCCTATCCCTAGCTGAAAGAAACTGTTCAGCATGGGTTCGGAAGCGATTGTCCGGTCAGTAAAGGCATCTTTTGGTGCAAACGCGATTTTGTTACCATCGACGACGGAAAACCGCCGGTCGGACCAGCAGCGCAAGCTGCTACGGTCCCAAGCGCCAAACTCCTTGAGCAAGGCGCCCGCGATGGGTACAAGGTTGCTGGTGATTGTTATTTTTTCACCAAACTTCACCTCAGCGCCGGTCTTAC